AAAAATTTAATAATTCAATAAATCCGTCTGTAGAATCTACTTCTTGCTGTACATCTACTTGCTCATTATAAATTTTAGTATTTGTAAACGCTTGGTTGTTTAATCTTAATTGTGTATTCAATTTGGGCATTGCTATCTCCTATATATGGTATTTTATTGTTGCATTCACAGATAAAGTACAAGAAGTGTCTGCTTTAACGCATAGCAATAAAACTTTATTTGCTGTTATCGTTGCTGTAGAAATCGTTAATTGTTGTTGGTACGCTTGTTCATATCCAGCGCTTGAAATATCTGCTCCAGATGCAACTACAGCTCCATTGCTTAAATCCCCACTTGTCGCTGAATTACTTGTATCTACATCATATGACATTAAATGAAATCTTATAGTGTCTGCGTTTGCATCAGCACCAGCTACCCACAACTTTATAGTATCCATAGTTATCGCTGTATCAACAAACATCATACAGCAAACTAAATCGTCTGCAGTTGTTGCGATTGTATACGATGTTGCTGGGTCTGTTCCCGTTCCTAATGTAACTGCTGTTGTAGGGGATGTGTTCATACCAACAGCATAATGATTTGAGCCGTCTAAAGTTATTTTATCTACTATTTTTTGAAATTGTGTATTTACGGTTTCTTGAGTTGAACCTACTTTAAACAAATCATTATTAGTATCTATTTTAAAATGTGTAGTATTGTCTTTATCTTTTATTACTACAGCATTGTTGTCGTCTGCAGTATGTTTAATTTGCACTCTCGTTGTTGATAACCACAATCCCGATGTATTACCATTTCCACTTTTAATATTCCTAATTGTTGAATCAAATCCACTATTAGAATTATCTATATAAAATAAATCCTTGTAAATATCAGCCATTGTTTTATTTAGCATTCCACTCATTCTTCAACTCCTACTAGATTAACTATTTCTTGTTCTTGCTCTTGCAATTCGCTATAATCTTCGTTTAACATTTTTTTATTTATAATTTTCTGTTGAATTACTCTTAATTCTAATTCTTTGTCTTTAGGTAATATTGATTTTAATTTAGCCATTAACTTGTTGTATCCCATTTAAAAACTACAGTAACATTCGTATCAAAAGAACTTGCAGGTGTAACTATAAGAAGGGCATAGATTCTACCTTTAGTCATAGGAGCATAAGCAGTACCAGTTCCCGGACTACTTATTGGTATCTCATAATAAGTATCATCTGCTAAACTAACCCCCCCAGTATCTTGTCTAAACACTGATGAGCCTGGTACCTCTGTTCCATCTGCTGATTCTATTAATCTAAAACTCATTGTTCCACTCATTGCTGCTTCACTTCTGAATCCAACTTTTTCTATTGTTCCATTATATGGTGCAACAAATGCAATAAATTCATTATTATTAGTAGTTGATGTTTTATCTAAGACATAACCAGTTATTGGTAAATAAGCAATCGTTCCTCCGTAATATCCAATCATCTTCGTTTCATAGTGATACTTACCAATACCAATTATATCTGTACCAGCATCATCTGTAAAAGCAAGTTCATTAGGCGTTGCAGTGTCTACCCAAAGTTGTCCATATGCTGCAGCATCTCCATATGCATCTGCTTGTTCTGCTAAAAACAATGATGAGCCTTTAAAATAACCATTTGTAACTGATGCATCTTTAATAGCAACAATTCCATTATCTGCATTTAATTCTATATTGTTTGATGAATCCAATATAGTATCTCCGTCAGATTGTATTGTTATATGAGCAGCATCACCAAAGCCGTCATAAGTTCCCAACGTTGTTGCTCCGTCTGCTCCACAAAGAACATAGGCTTGACCAGTATCACCACCTTCATTTCCAATTAAATATAAGCCACTAAGCGCACTACCAGCTTTTATTGAAGCAAAATTAGTTCCAGCAATGTCAAAGTTTGTTCCAGCATATGTCGCTGTTTTTGTAGTATCGTGCGTGATTAAATCAGCACTACTATCAAATAGCAAGTCATTGCTTAATACTACTTTATCTAATGATGATATTGTTAAATCGCCACTTGAGTAAGTTACATCGGATAAATCATCTAAAGCACTTGCTCCTCCACCACTTAATAAATTAGTCGCTGTTCCTCCGTCAGTTTTAAAATATAATACATCGCTATTAACATACAACGTACCATATCCACTTGCTGGTGTATCAACATCGCCATTATCTTGAATTACTAATCCGTCAGATTTAAATATCATATCGCCAGTACCAGTAGGCGCAAAGGTGTAGCTTCTATTTGCAGTATCGTAACCCTTCATTTCTATACCCGTACTTGATAAAGTCCATACAGCAATGTTTCCGTCAGAACCAGTCCACATTATATCATTGCCTTCAACTACAAAGTTACAATCTGCTCCAGCAGATATTGTTAAATCATTCGCTCCGTGCAACAACGCTGCAGAGCCTCCTCCAAAATAAAATTGCAAAAAGTTTGTAGTACTACCACTTTCGAACACTTTAAATTGTCCACCCTTAATATCCATATCACGTGCTACAAATTTATCGCCAAATAGAGAACCTCTTGCCGTTATATCGCCTTCAATATTTACATCGCCATTTATTTTAAAAGCGTTTTCACTTACTTCTATAGGCGAAATATCTTGACCAATAAATATTGGCTTAAAGTGTCTATCTAATGAAGCGTCATTACCTATTATAAATTCATTACGAGCCATTTATTTTTTGTTTGCTCTCTTTTTTAAAAATTCCCAAATAGGAATAATCATTGAATCAAATAATATATCGTCTTTTTTGCTTGGGGATAATTTTACTATTTTCTCTAAAACAAGAAAACCTATTAGTAACCATTCCCAATTATTTGTAATCCAGCTGTCCATTATGCTTCCTCCAATATTTTGCTATTTCGTTTTGCCCTATTAGGCGTTTGCTCTTTCGCATATTTAGAATCTAATAATTCTTTAGATGCGTTTTTGTAGTCCTTGTTCTCAATATGTCCTATCATCTTTTTAAACTTAGAAAAACCATATGGCCCCATTTGGTAGCACATATCAAAAACAACTATTTTTACGCTTTGGTTTGCGTTTTTCCACCATTTATATTTTTGATGCAATATTATATCTAATTGGTTTATTTTTCTGTTTAAAATAGAAAGGGATTCGTTTTTGCTTAAATCTAACTCGTTAAGCTTAAAACCAATCCCTATAGTCTCGTGTCCTAAATGGTCTTTGTAGACCCTCGACTTATATCCTTCGTTTTTTTCTATATAGTTTAATAAAACATCTTTATCGTATTTCATTAGTCAGTAGAATGTGCTCTATAAACAACTGCAGTATCGCCGTCTGTAATATTTACAGAACTCCAATTACCATATATCGTTGTTCCCGCTGGTATTACCAAAGCAGTATGACTATCCCATATATCTGTATCGCTTGATACTAAATCTACATCACAAGCAGTTATAGCTGTTACAGCAACGTAGGTATGAGCAGTAAGGTTTACATCACTTCCACTTGCAGCGACAATATCAGCGCCACCTCCACCAGTTAAAATATTTAGAGCTTCTTGAGTTGTATATCTGTGTAAACTTGATTTAGCCATTACTCTTTACCCTCTTTTTTAGCTTTTTTTGCTTTTGCTTTTTGCTTGTTTAATTTTACGCCACTTTTATTTATAAAAACGTTCCACCCTTTATTAACTAATTTTTGCGCTTCTTCTAACGCAAGTGGTGCTGTTTTGTTTCCGTCTTTTTCTAATACTATCATAATTTTTTTTACTCCTCGAGGTTAAGTTACGGGGAAGCTCCGACAACTTCCCCATAACACGATTATCAGTAATCTATTTTTACGGATTCAATAATTCGATACCCATAACTTTATTAGTAGTCATCTTCAATGTTCCATAAATAACATCTGCAACAACTTTAGTTGCAAGAAAATCTACAGAGTATTCAGATTGCACTCTTACTTCTTGTTGCACAGCTAATGCTACAGCACCTTTTTTAACACAGTATGCTACTTCATTTCCAGTTCCAGCAGCACTACCAATCAATGAAGATGTTAATACTGGCATACCAAAAAAGCTAGGCACAGTTCCACCTATTGTAGCTCCACCAAAATCAATACCAGAGTTTACAGTATTCGCTAATGCGCCAGATGTTGCATAGTTTGCTGGTGCGTTAAAAGATTGTTTAATAACGCCTTGAGCTAACCAATCAGAATATATTTTAGAATTTACAATCCAAACGCAATCATCTACTTCTAAATTATTATCAAGTAAAGATGCTACAACAGTTTCTGCATCGTTTAATGAAATAACATTATCCGTTGTAAGTGTTTGAGTTGTTCCTAAATCATCTAATTGAGCTAAAATATCTGTGTCGATTTGTTTTGCTAATTGATAACCCATTGCTTGAGCATACTTAGCAAATAATGGTTCGTTTGCTTGTATAACGCCTAAATCTTCAAACATTTTAGCAACGTATTTATGTTTATTGATTGCTAAATTAGTGTCTACAAGAGTTTCATCACCATAAACTACAGATGTTCCCTCTGCTTTATCTGTTAAGCCAGTTACTTCTGGAATCTCTGGAATATTAATAGTATCGCCTTTACCTTTAACTAAAGCACTATAATCATCGCAGATTCCACGTAGAATAAGCTTACTTTCAAAATAACCATAAATTGCGCTTGACCACAATTCTGGAATTGCTAAATCTAAATCAGTTTCGCCAGTTACATCACCCGAAGAAGATGTACCATATAAGGTTATAGCTCCACCAATACCGATTAAAGAAACAATATCCAATATTGCTGCATCAAGACCTAATAGAAATATATTTTCCATTATTCTCTCCTTAAATATTTAATTAATTTTTACTTTTTCTTGTTTTTAAAGTGGCTTACTACGCTTCCCCAATTAGCTTTTCTATCGCTTGGATTCATTTTCCAAATATCGTTGTCTGTTTTGATATTTAGATTATTACCTCTTACGACTGCAGACTTATCAGTTGCTACTGATGCTTTGTTCTGCATATTTGCTATATGGGTTCGTAACTTTGAAGTAGACAATTCAGAATAAACTTCTTGTTCTTCTTCTGATAGTTGCGATAATAAACCATTTCGTTCCTCTTCTTCTAATTTCATATAATAATCATTCTTTTCAGAAAGCTGTGCGTTAGAAGCTTTTAACTCAGTATAAAGTTCTTGGAATTTGTTTTGCTCTTCCATTTCCTTTGTTCTTTGAGCTTCTTGCTGTTTAGATAAATTATCTAACTTATCATTGAGCTTTTTGTTCTGTTTGACTATTTCATTGAATCGAGCATAAGGAACACTATTAGGACTATCGTTTCCTTGAACGGCAGTTTGATTATCGACATTCTGATTGTCGGCAGATTGTGTATCGTTGTTCTGTTCAACGACTGGGGATTCTTGGTTTTCCATACTTATTGTTTTCTCCACATTGTTTAATATAATCTATTTAGATTTAATTAGCAAGATTTTTTTCGTTATCTGCTATTTTAACTAAATTATCTACAAAAGCTTCAACGTAACCTATACGGGAATCTAATGATTCATATTGGGTTTTTGTAAACAAAGGTGGATGTGAATTTTCATTTAAATCATCTAGTTTTTTTTCTATTGTAGCCAATCTATGATGATGTGATTTTACTAATGCTAATATTTTGTTAATTTCTTTTTTAACAGAATTTACTTGATATAGCATCTGAATAAATTTAATCATTCATCCCCCTTTATTTTCTTTTCTATAATGTCTAATCTTTTATTTATCTTTAAAACTTCTATATCTAATTCGTTTGTTTGATTAACGTAGTTATCTATCTTTTTTAAATTATGTTTTCTATTAATAGCTTTGTAAACTTGCTTAAATATTAATTTTACTACCATAGCTTGAATCATTTAGTAATTCCTATTATTGATATTGCTAAAGTTAGGAACGTAAAGATTGTAATCCCAATAGTTTTTATCTTTGTAATTTCTTTTTCGTTTTCTCTGACCCTACCATTTATTTGGTCTACTCGTGTTCTTATATACTCTAAATGTGATATTATTAAATCGTCTTTAGTATTTTTTGTTGTCATTGCGTTCTTGCATCCTTAAAAATTTATCTTTTAGACCATTACCCGATAGAGATGCTATAACTTCAACTAAGGTTTTATAACTATTCTCTAAACCTTTTTGTTCTAATTGCATTTTCTTCTGTTGGTCGATTAACTTTACTATTATAGCCTCTACTCTTGCAAACGATTCTCGTAATTCTTTCTGTAGCTCATCTTGTATAAATTTATTTTGTTTCCAAATAAAGAATCCAAAAGCGATAGCAACGCATAATGGAATACCATATTGTTCAAGAATCATTAACCAATCCATTAGACTACCACCTTGAAAATAGTTGTTCCTTGATTAAGCTTACTGCTACTTTTAGCATTGTAAGATTCAAGGGATTTGTTAATATCGTAACCAGTAGTATAATTCTGTAAATCAATCTTGATACCATCTCTGTTTCCGTTCTCGTAAAATATATAGCAATTTTGCGAAGCTCTACCAGATAGATTTAGTGCTTTTTCGCTATAATCATTTGCTCCTACCATAGATGAGCTTCTTGCGTAATTATCGCCTACTCGTGCAGAATGAATGTGTCCAAATATCACGTAGTCTACTCTTGTTCCTCTCATCTTATACCTTCCCATAATTTGATTTATAGAAGATTCAATTCCAGTTTTCTTTACAGCACCATTTCCGTGTAGTATCAATAAATTCTGTCCAGCAACATTAACTACTAATTCTGTTGGGTCGCCATCAATAAATTTAATATGTGTATCTTTAAATATGTAGCGCAATGTTTCGAATATTGTAAAGTCATAATTATCTGTAGCGATAATTGTACTCCAACCCCAATCTTTTTTAACTCTTGATTCGTTGCCCGTTACCATACAGACGGAAACGTTAAAGTGTTTATTTAGATGCACTATTACTTGTTGCATTATATCAACTGCTAGAAACGTTGCTTTAGACCTATTGGTAGCCATTGATAACAACTCATCTAATCTTCTATCGCTATTTAG